ATATCGCCCCCCGTAAATCTTGCCCAAATTTTGGAAAACAAACAAAATGAAAGATTTGAAGATCCCAAAAATTATAGAAATGCGGAAGGTGGACGTTCTTCTGCCATATGCTCGCAACGCTAGAACTCATAGCGACGCGCAAATTGCGCAAATCGCGGCTTCTATTGTTGAATTTGGATGGACAAACCCAATCATCATTGGGATGGATGATGTCATCATTGCTGGTCATGGTCGCGTTATGGCGGCGCGAAAACTTGGCATGCATGAAGTGCCATGTATTGTCATGGGTCATCTATCGGAATCTCAAAGGCGGGCCCTTGTTATCGCTGACAATAAATTGGCCTTGAATTCAGGGTGGGACGAAGACATGCTCTCAGCCGAAATACAATCATTGCTTGATGATAATTTCGATTTGAAGATTGCAGGTTTTTCTGAAAATGAATTGTCGTCGTTTTTTGACGATGAAAAGGTGATTGATGAAACGAACAAAGCTGAACAAAGCGCGCTGCAATTCCAAATAATTGTCGAATGTACAGACGAAAGTCATCAAAGTTTATTGATGACACAGTTTGAGAGGGAGAAAATAAAATGCCGTCCATTGATATTGTGATTCCACAAAAAAATCCAAGCAGCATTAGAACAAAGCAAGTTTGTTCAATGTTCGATGTCCCATTGGAAGAAACACCAAATCTTATTTGGAAAGGAGAACTGCCTATTGAAACAAAACCATGGTCTATTGGACTTATTGTTGGGCCAAGCGGATGTGGGAAAAGCACCATTGGGAAAAAAATTTGGCCAAAAGCTTTTGAAAATGTTTTGGAATGGTCACACACGTCTGTGATTGATGACATGCCAAAAAATTGCAATCTGCAAGACATTACATCTGTTTTTAGCAGCATTGGTTTTAATACCGTTCCGGCCTGGATCAGACCTTTTGAAGTATTGAGCAATGGCGAAAAATTTAGAGTCGAAATTGCTAGACGGTTTTTGGAACATAAAAACGTGGATGAACCGATCATCATTGATGAGTTCACGTCAGTAGTTGACAGACAAGTTGCAAAAATTGCATCTCATGCATTGCAAAAGATTTGCAGGAAAAAGCAACAAAAGTTTGTTGCTATCAGTTGCCATTACGACATAATCGATTGGCTGCAACCTGATTGGGTTTTGGAACCAGCAACGATGACATTTGCCTGGAGGTCGGTTCAACCCCGACCAAAACTCAATGCAAAAATCGCGAAAGTCCCTTGGTCAACTTGGGACATTTTCAAAAGATATCACTATATGACCGCAGATCTTCATAAAGCTGCGCAATGTTACGCAATCTTGGTGGATGACGAGCCAGTGAGTTTTATTGCGACGCTGCATCAACCACACCCAACCGTTGATGACATTATAAGAGTTTCTCGCGCTGTGACTTTGCCAGATTGGCAAGGTCTTGGGTTGTTTTTTATTCTTAGCGAAACCATCGGCGCAGCATATAAGGCAATAGGCAAAAGATTTAGAATTTATCCAGCACATCCTGCATTCATAAGAAGTTGCGACGCTAGCGCAAAATGGTCAAAAAAAATGCAGCAAGGTTTAGCAAACAGAATTGCGGCAAAAAATTCAAAAACGACATCGATAAAAAACAACAATCAAGGGACAAGGCCGTGCGCGGTTTTTGAATACGTCGGGAACGATTTCATTTTAAAAAATGATGCATTAAAATTGCTTGGAAAAATTTCGCAATGACGGAAGAACAACGCCTCAAAATTCTAGGCGCTTTGCGTCGTGGCATGTCTCCGCGCGCGGCTTGCCTGTCAGTCGGGTTGACGATGCGCGCATTCGCAAAGGCTCGCAAAAGCGACGAATCTTTGTGCATTGATGTCAAGCGTGCCCAGGCTGAAGCCGAGCTGATTCTCGTGCATCAAATGCAGGAACATGCCAAGACAGACCATCGTGCGGCCGCCTGGTTGCTTGCCAGAACCAATCCGACAAAGTACGGCAAGGAACGTCCGGAGGAATTGACCGATGAGGAGGTGCGCGAGATATGGTGAAACGAACGCAAGCCAGTGGCAAGAAACGCACGAGGGCCAATGACAGCATTGCGATTCAGCGCGCGCAAAAAATGACGGCCTACGAGGCATGGGGCAAGATGAAAGGCAGCCTTGATGCCGAGATGGTCGAAATGGTTGACGCCATCATGGACGAGGGTTTTACCTTCGGAGACCTCTTGCGGCTGGAACTTTACGAGCATGCGCGCCTCGACAAAGCAATCCGGTTCTTTCTCAAGCGGCCATGGTCCTCGAGCACGCTTGTTCATAGTCTGGCAAGCGTCAAACTGCAGTGCCGAAAGCATGCGCGCATGATTATGGAGCACATGGCTCCGCCGTTGTCTGCTGGGAATACGATGGTCGACATCCCTGATATTCTTCGAGACAGGATTCGCAATACCCAATTTGAGCCTGACGACATTTTGAGCTGAAATGTCAAAAACAAGCTGGCCTTTGTTGCGCGAGCGGCTTGGAAAGATTCAAGACAGGCGAACAGCATTGGAGCTTTTTTGTTCAGCGACTGGATATCAGCCGCTGGATCCTCAACTGAAATTCCATCTCGCTCATCATCCAGAGCGCATGGACAAGTTCTTTTGTGCCGGCATCGGCACCGGCAAGTCGCACGCCGGAATCGTCGAGGATATACTCTGCGCGTTGATGAATCCCGGCGGCTGGGGCCTCATCGTGGCGCCGACATACGACCAGGCGCTGCACGTTCTGCTGCCTCGGTTTCTCCACTGGTGCGAGCTACTCGACAAGGCAGGTTACCCGCTCCTCAAGCGGTTCAGATGGTCGCAGATGCGAGCCGAGCTGGTCTGCGGCGGCGAGGTCTATTTCCGCAGTGTCCAGAAAGTCGACAACCTACTCGGCTTTGAGTTCAGCTGGATTCACTTCGACGAGTCCGAAACGGTGGCCAACCCTGAACGCATCTGGGAAGCACTGTCGGGTCGATGCCGCCAGACGGCGAACTTCCGCCAGATGCTCGGCACCTCGACACCTCGAGGCCTGCGCGGCGTGGTCGGACTGTTTCACCGCGCACTGTCGGAGCATACCTCGTCCGAGGAAATGCGTCGTCTGCGCTCGCGATATGCCTTCATCCGCGCGACGACGTTGGACAACCCACACCTGCCGCCAGACTACGTCGAGGGCCTGCGACGCACGCTATCGAAGCGCGCCTGGCAGCAGGAGGTCATGGCCGAGATTCTCCGCCCGGCCACGGCTGTCTTCGACGAGTTCTCTCGCGCGAGGCATTCGCTGCACTGCAAGCGCACCGACTGGGTGGGAGCGACCTACGACCTGGCCTATGACGCCGGCGACCAGTGGCCGCATGTGCTCTGGATAGCCAATTCGCCGTCGGGCCGCAGCGTGGTCTTCGATGAGCTCTGCGAGGACGGCTGGACCCTCGACCGACTGCACGCGGAGATTGTCTCGCGATGTCAGCGCCTGGGCCGCCCGCCCGAGATGATAGTCTGCGACCGCGCGGTCAAGCGCGAGATTCAGTGGGCGTTTGAGACGTTTCCGATGTCACGCACCGAGCGCATGAACACGCGCCAGGAGCAGAGCGTGACCGAGGGCATCGAGCTCGTGCGCAATCGCCTGGACCCGATGATGGGCGATGTGCAGCTCATGGTGGCCGACTACATGTTCGACAGGCCGCCACGTCGAGGCATCGTGCATTGCTTGCAGAATTACCGATACCCTCAGCGCATTGATGGGACATTGATGCCCATGCCGTTGAAGGACAACGTGCACGACCACGGCATCGATGCGTTGCGAATGCAGCAGGTCAAGCGGTACGGAGAGCAGTACAAGCTCGGGCGCATGGTGGCGCGGTACACGGGAGGCTGATGTGCGAGACGTCGCGAATAATCCCGGATGGCGCTGGCACAATGATAACAAATGCGGCGTGCTGCGCACCGAAGACTACACCTACACCGTGTGGCAATGGCCACACTCGGAGGCCGAGATGTGGGGCTGTACCATCACCCTCCTCGGCGAACGCAGCATCATGGCCTGCGCCGCAGTCGGCAACGGTCGCGACTGGCGAGCCGCCCTCGAGGCCGCGCGCGATGCAATGCGAGCCCGGCTGGGGATATTGGCCGATGAGGTCTGAGGCTTGACTTTCACCCGCAATCTGAGATGCGCTGATCATGTACGTCATCACACCGGGCGCCTATCCAGTGCAGGAGCAACAGACCGGCGGCTCGGTCTGGCGCGAGCAATCGCGGGAGCTGTACAACTACCTCCGCCGAGACATGCGCGACGCGACGGCCGAGCGGAAGCGCCTCTATCCCGTCAACTGGTCGCAGCATGTGCTCCGCACTGTGCCCTTCGTCTGGGCCATCTCGCGCGAGCTGGCGACGGCGTACATGCAGAGCCCGTCGCGCCGCTTCGTTGACACGAACGGGAACCCACTGCCAGATGACTTGGTGGCGCTCATCGAGGCCGAGTACTCGCGCTCGCACGTCGACGAGGTCATGCGCTCGGCTCATCGCCAGCTTGTCGCCTTGAACAACGCGACTATCTGGGCCTGGCCATCGGCGGAGACCGGAGGTGTGAGGCTTACGCTCATCGCTCCACATGAGCAGGAGGTCGAGCTGCGCTACCCGTTCGCCATGCACGAGGACGACGTGCGCATGTGGCGCTGGCGTATCGCGATGCCAGTGCGCACCGCTCCGTCGACCTCGGTCTATGCCGTCGGCGTTGTGACCCACGAGACCGCAGTCTGGGAGGCGAGCGGCGAGCTCGACGGCCAAGGCATCTACGCCGAGGACGGGTCGATGCCATTTGGCACGCTGCCCGTCGTCATGCTGCGCGGCACACCGCCAGGGCCTGGCGAGTGGTGGGCACCAGTGCCCCATGACATCCTCGACGCGCAACGCGCGATGAACCACGACCTGACCGACGTGGGCAACATCGCTCGCCTGCAGGGCTACGGCCAGCCCTACGTCCGCGGCTACTCGTCGGGCGAAACGCGCGACATGCAGCTCGGCCCGGAGACCGTAATCGGCCTCACTGGCGACACGGCCGAGTTCGGGTTCGCCAGCGCGAACCCTGCGCTCGACGGCTACGTCACGCAGGTTCGCGAGTATGTTCAGACCGTGGTCGGAATGAACGGCATGAATCCCGCCACGTTTCTCAAGTCGGCGGGTATTACGGCGCTTGCCAAGCAAGTCGAGCTGATTGACCGAGAGAATTATCGCCAGGAATTCCTCGGCATTCTCCAGGCCGCGGAGCAGCGCCTCTACGACGTGATGCGCGCCGTCATCAACCATCAGCGCGGCGCCGACCTCTGGCCCGAGGCCATCGTCCAGGTTGACTACCGGCAGCCCATCGTACCGGCCGACCCTCTGCACGATGCACAGGCGCTGCAGATGCTCGTCGACCTTGGCCAGACTGGCCGCGTGCGGGCACGCGCTCAGCGCGACGGCGTGAGCCTTGAGGAGGCCTATCGGCGCATGGAGCAGGACCGCGAGCTTGACGCCGCTGCTATGGCTCAGGAGCCGCCCGAGGACTCTGGTCTGACCATGGCCGAGCAAGCTGCAGCAGAAGGCGAAAGCGTCGCGATGGAGACTGAGGAAGACGTTGTTGATACTGCCGCAGAACTCTCTGGCGAGATGATGTCCTGATGGCACGCGGGCGCAAGGCTGGCGTCTACGTCGAGACCAAGGGCTTCGACAGGCTGACCGAGCTTGAGACCGAGCTTGTGATGCCACTCGTCGAAGTGGCGCGGCAACTCAAGGACGATATCAAGGCGCGTGTCCGCCAGGGCGTCGACAACGACGGCCAGGCCTTCTCCGCGCTCGGCGCGCACTCGGTCGACAAGGAGGGCAAGTCGCTCTTCTGGATTCCGCCTGGCAAGCCGCAACCGGCTGGATTCATCGTGCAGCCGACCAGTGGCGAATTCGCCGGTTGGGCCGCCTATAAGTCCTATCGCGACTATGCACGCCTCCTCGGCAAGCGGCGCACGTTCTTCGAGACTGGCCAGCTATTGGAGAGCCTCGCCATCAACGTCAAGAGCGAGTCACAAGTGCGGCTCTATTTCCAGGGCTCGCGCCGCACTATCAACGCCGACGGCAAGGCGACCAGCGTGCGCAACCGCGACATCGCATATGCCAATTCGTTTCGAGAGAGCGACCCGCTTCTGACGCCGAGCACGGCCGAGCTGACGGAGTCCATGCGCATCATCGAGGACGATGCCGCGCAGCAGATTCTCGGCGTGGCCGCAGGGCTGCGCACGGCGAAGAATTTGCGCAAGCGCGGCGAGCGTCTATCACGTCGAGTTTCGGCCGCATCACGCGGTCGATGAGGAGAGCACATGAGCACAGAAACCACAACCACGCCGGCACCGGTCACGGTGGCGCCGGTGACCACACCGCCTCCTGCGGCAGGTGAGCCTCCCGAGGTCCTCGCCATCCGCGCCGCCGAAGAGGCCAAGGCACGCTACGAGGCCGCACTGGCCGCCACCAAGGCGCAGCAGGACGCGGCCAAGCAAGCCGAGAGCGAGACCGAGAAGCTACGCCGCGAGCTCGAGGAGCTCCGGGCCAAGGCGACCATCGTCGACAGCATCGCGCAGCAGCACGCGCGAGACGCCGACCAGGCACGCCTGACGGCACTCCGACGCATGGGCCTCCTCGACACGCTGAACGACGCCAACGCACTTGCGCTGGCGCCGAAGGTTGATGCGCGAGACCCAGCGGGTCTCGTCCAGCTTGAGCAGTGGCGGCAAGCCAACGCGACCCTCTTCCGCTCGTCTGCGCCGTCGCAAGCGCAGGTCCTGGAGCGGCTCACGCCGGCAATCGACAAGCTCCCGAAGAGTGGCCTTTTCTCGGCTGACCGACTGCTCGCGAAGATGTACGGAGGGAAGAAATAATGGGCAAGCCAACAGACACGACGACCACTCCGACCGCTCCGTCCGTCGGCACCGCGACCACCGCCGAGGGGATTCGCATCGAGCAGCCTGCGCAGTTCCTCGACGAATACTCGCCCGATGTGGCGATGCGCATGATGCGCGATTATCTGGCGCAGCAACGCGACCTGAAATCGATGGCCGGCGGGCGTTGGATTCTTCCATCGACCCATCGACACCTTGAGTCCGGGTTCGTCTTCATCCGCCTCGGCTCGCGCACCGATGTTGCGCGCGTGCATGTCATCGAGATGCGCCGCCGCCAGCTCATCGAGCAGGGCTGGCTCGACGCGCCGCGCGGCACGCGCAACTCGCTCTTTATGGGCGAGGGCGACCACGGCGTCTACATGTGCATTGCCCGTCCGGCCTGGGAGGCCCGCGAAGAGTGGGAGCGCGAGCTGCGCAAGAAGCAGAGCGAGCGTCGCCTCGGCAAGCAGGGCTCAGACCTTCAGGCACTCATGGGCGATGCGCGCCTGCCCATCGGCATCGAGTCCGTGGACATCCAGCGCGGCACGTCAAGCGTGCGCGAATTCTTGGCGAGCACCTCCTCGCCGAAGAAATAAGGACCTCGTCCGGACCGCATAGAAAGCCATCGCGCGGCGTGTTTTACGATTATTCAGCCATGAGCGCCGCGCGATGGCACCTTATCGCGCAAGGAGGTGACCCATGTCACTCGGCATCCAGCACAAGTACATCGTGGCGAGCGCGACCGACACGGTCACGAACTCGACCACCGAGACCGCGTTCGCGAAGACTGTTTCCCTGCCCGCGCAATCTCTTCGCGCTGGCGACTTCATCCAGGGCTTCGGCTGCGTCAAGGCGACCAGCACGAACAGCACTGACACTCTGACCGTCAAGGTCTATGTCGGACCGAGCGCCGACCCGAAGACCGGCATCCTGGTCTGTGACCAGACCGCAATCGACGTCGCGGACAACGACGTCATCGGCTTTGACTTCAAGCTCTGCGTTGACGCCATCGGCGCCGGCTCGACCTTCAAGGTTTCGGGTGTCGGCTTGTCGTGGAAGCACGGCGCGACCGCCGTCTCCAAGACGCTCGCCATCGCTGGCGCGACTGATGCTCAGGCCTCGTCGTTCGGTGACCTCGTCGTTGCCGTCACTGCGACGTGGTCTGCGGCCTCGGCCTCTGACATTGCACGCCTCGACGCTCTCCACGCTGCCGCTTTCCCGGCACTTCCCTCGGTCTGATAGGAGGACACCATGAGTCTCACTGAAGTTCGCGATACCGTAGTCCTCCCATTCATGGAGGGCTTGACGCAGCCGAGCGAGGCGTGGCGTCAATTCTTCGAGGTCCGCACCGACGACGTCGCCGCCGTCAAGCTCGCCAGCTACTCCGGCATCGGCGCCGTCCCGCAGTGGGATGGGTCGAATGACATCAACACCGCCAATGTCAATGACCGGTTCAACACGAGCCTGGCATATACGAAGTATGCGCTTCAGGTTCGCCTGAACAAGTACGACGTGCGCGACATCCCGGGCCTGCTTGAGAACGCTGTCCGCAAGCTCGGCGTCGCCGTGGCCAACACCTACGGCAGCATCGGCGCTGACCGCCTCGAGGACGTCTACGACAGCACCTCGACGGCTGGCGATGGCGTCGCTCTCATCAGCGACTCGCACCCGCTCGCTGACGGCGGCTACCGCGACAACAAGCTCACCTCGGCCTTCGACCGCACGGCCTTCATGGCGGCCATCAATCTCGCTTCGCTGTGGAAGTCCTACCACGGCCAGGAAGAGGATTGGTCCGGCGACGACCTCGTGATGTACGGCTCGCCCGCCGATTCGTCGCTCCGCGAGAATGTCTATGAGACCTTCCGCTCGCAGCTCTCTGGCCAGGACAACCAGGCCAACGCTGCGATGGGCTACAACGTGACGCCGGTCATCTGGGCCAAGCTGACCGACTCCACCCGCTGGGGCATCATCTCGCGCTCGCGCACGCCGCTCGTCTACTGGATTCGCTCGGGTGCCGAGCAGTCCATCGACGTCGACGTGGACAACCGCGGCACGAAGATCACGGTCGACTTCGCCATCGGGACCCAGGTCAAGCCTGACCCCGTCGGCATCATCGGCTCGGACGCCTGATAGCGAGGTTCGCCGTGGATGTGCTTCTCCTGGAAGACCGCTCGACCGTCGTCGAGTTCTACAGCCCGAAGAGGCCATCCTCGGCGACCTGCCGATTTCTCTCTCCCAGTGGCGTCTCGCTACTGGCTCCAGCCGTCACGGTCGACTCACTCTCCCGTACCGTGACGGCTGTCTCTCAGAGCGTCGAGGCGCAGTTCACCGCTGCGTCGGGCTCTGGATCTCCCGTGGCAGGACGCCGCTATTGGTGGCGCACCTCGGACGACGGAGGCCAGGAGGCGCTCGTCATGCTCTCCGAGTATGACGCCAACATCTGGACCCTCGAAAGTGGCGTCCCGTCTGACACGGTCCGCGTCGGCGACACGCTCTACGGTGCACGCCTGACGACCACCATCACCTCGACGGCCACGGCCACGCGCGACCTGAACTATCGCGTCGAGTGGACTGTGACGAATGCCGACGGCACCGTCGACGTGGTGACCCAGCTCGCGCACGTCGTGCGCACGGTCTACCGCGACGCGGTCACGCCTGTAGATGCGCGAGACTACCTCGCCAGGACGTGGCCTGACGTCTGCGGCACCCGAGGCTATGGGTACTTCCGCTCGTTGGCCTCTCGGGCCTCAGAGCGCGTTTGGCGGCGTATCCGCGCGAGTGGCAGGTTTCAGCATCTCCTCGCCGACCCCAACGATTTCGAGGCCGCTGGCCGCGCCGCGCTTGAGCTCGAGCTGCTTGACGAGCAGATGGTCCCGCCGCAAATCATCGACCGCTCGCAATATCGCCGCGACGTCGAAGAGCGTATGCAGCGCGAGATTGACGACGTAATCGCGTCGCGACCCTACGACGACACC